AAGAGGAACAGGTGGCCTTGATGATGGTTCTCTTAAAGGTGGCCCGGACAAAGCAGGGCCGCTTTAAGAGAACCATCATCAAGGCCACCTGTTCCTCTTTCAGAGGCATCTCAAGATATGCACCCCATAGGCGGGCGATGTTGCGGTGATTCTCCCGCATTGCGCCATTCTGCTTCGCTCTGTCGCCTGTAATCAGCGAGAGCGATGTTTCCAATACATCCGGTGCCGTTAAGCCGCCCAACTCACCCATGCTGCATCTATCCCCTTTTCTTTATCTTCCAAGTAAATCGGCATCTGGTGCGTGATGCCCCGTTCTGGATGTGTGATCCACAATGCCTGTGCGGGGAGTTCATAAGAGAAGTTCCCCTGGAAGGCATATTCGTCGTAACCCTTGAGCGAGCCGTTCACGATCAGGTTCGGCAACTGCATTAGAGTATGGAAGTGGCCCACCAGCATGGTCTGAAAGTCCATGTTGATGGCTGCGTTCCGCGATGCCTTCTTGTGCCGCCCGCGAGTGAGTGGCCCGATTGCCCCGATCATTCCGTCGCCCCCACGGAACTGGTCGCCGTGGGTCAGTAGGTATTCATGTTTGTAGATTCTGAATAAGCAGTCAGCCCCTTCGGCAATGTTGAAAATTACCCGATCATCGTCGGCAAAGTGTTTTTCAAGCAGGCAATAGACCAGCCAGTCGAAGTTGGTGGCGTTGCGCTCTTTGGATTGCACCTTCTTTGTAATACGCCCGTGATTGCCCGTAACGCAGGGGACGTAAACTTTCCCGAAATTGTCAGCCAGTGTGGATATGCACCAGATTAGGTTCTCGAACAGATTGACCACCGTGGGCATGATCGGCGCGTCATTGGTTTTTGATAGTTCTTCGTGGATGTCGCCCGTTACCATGTCCCCGCCCAGAGCAAAGACAATGCCGGGGTAGTCCGTATTCACGAACTCACCATGCAACAGGCTTACCGCCGTGTTTATCAGCTTTCGGGACCGCTCTTTGGCAATCTCCAGATTGAACTTGTTGACCCCGTGAATCTCATCAGGGTTCACCACCTCGCCCCAATGCCAGTCAGAGGCGAACAGGGTGGGCACACCCATAGTCCCCGCCTTGCTGGTATTGACCAGCCACTTGGGCGGTTGCGGTTCTGTTGTCCTGATAACGCCAACCCAATCACGGATATTGGCGCGGGTGATCTCCTCGCTCTTCATCTGCGAGAGTTGCGTCCGTACTGTCCTCAACTCGTCCTTGAGAACGTCAACCTCATCTGGCTCTTTCCTTAGTTCTGCGGGGATAAACCCAGCCTCACGCGCTACTTCCAAGCGATGCCCAAAGGCTGCCCGCTTGCAAGGGGTCTTTGTATGCTTGCAGGCTTCCGAAAGGGTGCCATACCTCGCCAGCAGATCCACTGCTTCCTGTAACTGTTCGTCCGTAAGCTGCTTAACCAAACAGCTTCTCCAAGGCAATTAACACAACAGACACCAGTGTCGTAATGATGAGCATCATCAGCTTGTTATGGTTCGCCTGATTGGTCGCCATGTTCGCATTATGCTGCTGCGTGTTCTCTTTTCGCATGTCTTTGACATCTTGCTTGACCTCAGAAACGTCATCCTTCAACCCGTTAATAGCCTCGTTGTGTTCACCAAGCGTGCGGTCAATGCTCGTGGCGCGGTCCCGGTTGTCTTCAACCATCTTCAAGATTGTGTCATTCATGCCTTAACTCTATTTTCTGTAATATCTTCTTCGGGCGCAGGCCGATGCTCTATGCCGCACAGAGCATGTTCAATAGACCGCATCCAGAGTTCGTATCTGTACCGCTTGATCTCAATAACCGTCTTGTGTCCCGGATCATGCGGGAACACCCAAGGCGGCTCGGTGTAGCGATACCCATTTACAAAGACATGCGCCCCATCAGGCACACCATGTAGGGTCACGCTATCGCCGCTTTCCTTTATGGTGATAGTCAACTTTTTAAGCGGGTAGTGTGTGCCGTCTTCAACGTAGCAACGGCCCTGCCCGCCGCCCTCTATGTACTCCCAGCCCTTTGTCTTGATGCTGGCTTCCCATGCCTCGAAATTAGGCGGTGCGACACGGCAACGCTTGACCACCTGCCCCTCCATCTCTGGGTCGTAGACGATGTATGTTTTCATCGTTTGCCCTCCGTAATGGACATCTGCCCACCCAGCACCTTCACATGGTCGGACGCCTGGAACTGGAAATTCCCGTCCCCGTCATTCGCCAACAGTTCGACAAAGACTTCGATCTGCGTTGATCCACCGGGCGAGGCAAAGTTGAAACTGGCCGAGCTGTTGAAATAGGCCGGTGTCGGGTCGTTCTTAACGTCGTGTTGACCCTTGCCATGGAAGCCCTCTACCGTGTCACCTTCCTGCACGCCGTCGACTTCAATCCACATGTTCATTTTGAACTGCGTATCTGTGGAGACGTAGCTGTAGCCCTGCAGGGTCACGGACACGATGACCTCTGCCGCACTGTCCGTGCTAGTGGTTACAGTCGTATCAAGGGCCGTGATCTCCTGATCAAGCCCGTTGGTCTTTGATAGAGTTTGGTTTGTTGTGAAGCTGTCGTAATGATGGATAGCCGCTGCGTAGTCCACAATCTCTGCAGTATCCACTTGGTCAATGATTGCAAGATTACCCTGATCAACAATCGTGTCAGAAACCGTGGAATCTGTGACCGTTACCGTGTCCGTTACCAAGGCTGACTGGCGACCTATCCAGTCGATGTTCTTTAATTCAACATCGTAGCCACCAGCCGGGGCTGGGAGCAGAACTTCCGCCGTCCCCTTTGGGACAACTTGAGTGGTGATGACATCACCACTTGTGGAGTTCTTTACTTCTACTTGTGTCTCTGCAATCCACTCATTCGGGGCGGTCCATTGCACATTAACGCCGGGTGACGTTGCGCCGTTTGTCGTGGTAATGACATAAGGAACAGTGACCACACCAAAGGGTGTTGCGACGCCTGTCCCGAACGGGTTGATATTGGGTGCCGTGCCGCTTGTATAATCCTGTTCGTCACTTGCCGCCGTCCATGAATAGACGCTGGAATCTTCCTCCCTAACTTCCAGATCTATTGTGTCGTCGGGGTTCAAAGTCCATCCTGTAATCCGCATCGTCTTATCTGCCCACCCATAATCTTCGAGAGTGAACTTCTGCACATCCCAGCACCTAACCGAGAGTGCGGACAAGTTGCAGCGAATTGTTCCTGAGCCACGCTGTCGGGATCGCTTTAACATGATCTGCGCTATACGCTGCGCACGCCGGTTGTCCTGGACGAATGGCAGGTCTAGCTTGTGCGGCAGAACCTCCCCGCCATCTTCTGCAACAGCCGTCGCATCTTCCCTGACGGGGTAATCGGCTGGCTGGTAAGCTGCGCTCGGGTCAATAAATAGGCCATGGACCTCGTTCACCAAATCTCGCCTGGATGGCGCGGACCTCCACCCAATAACTTCGATGACGTTGGTTTCGTCCAGAGTGTCTGTGTTTGGCGTGTCGTATTGTCCGGGGTGAATACGGAACACACCCCCTGAAAACGTAAACGCCCCCGCCATTGCCTCGGTAAAGAAGTCAATTACGTCCTTGTGGGACATTGCGGAATTGATGATGCCATTAGTCGTATATCGAGCGTGTGTCCCACCTGCCTTCAAGGCCACGACCTCGTCACATACATTGGCCGCTGCGATAAGGTTATCCGTGTCAAATGCCTCCATCGGGATTGCAGGACCAATAAAGTCATCCCGCAGGTAATCCAGTAGGCAGAGGACAGAATTATCTGACCATTCCCACGTTGATGGATCATCGTCCCTGTGAGAGCCACTGCCACCTGATACAGTGCTGTCCAGGCGCGGGTCATAGACTTTCTTGCCCTTGACGACGACAGACAGGTTGGGCAGACCCGTAGGGTAAACATCGCGATCATAAAGAAGCTTCCAGACCGCGTAGGCACATCCCCGAAGCCTGTGGTCACTAGTCCATGTACCTGAGGCCGCGTCCAGATTGGTTTCTACCGTCTGGCTGTCGGTCCCTAACTTGGTCCAGACATTGACAAACCCGTTATAGGGTGAAGTTGTAACGGCCCCCCCAGAGACTGCTACAGCCTTGTCGTCAATATAAAACCCCTCAAACCCTTCAATCTCGTGGTCTGCTACGTCATTGACGAACCAAGCGTAGCTGTTGTCAGACCCCGTAGTCTCGATATAGTTGATTGTGCCGCCTGTCCTGCTCTGGCCATATATATATTCACGGGGCGCGGCAGGGTCGCGGGCCATGTTGATGGCTGTCCCGTACTCTCCCGTGTTGGATGGCTTGGCCAACGCCGTAGAAATGGCAGACGCTGCCGTCATGACCAACAAGGACAAAAGCGGGCCTAGTGTTGTCTGCGATAGCGCCGCAGCCACCACCAAGGGGATAAGCTGAGGCATATTAGATTCTCCAGCCCCGTTTGCAGGACAGTGTAGGAAGCCGCACCAGCACATCAGACCCCGGCCCTACTGATATTTGCCCCAAGCAGATCAATAGGGCGGGTGCGCCCTCAACATCTGCCATCATCAAGTCGCCGCGCTGCGCCATAGCTGGCTTGATCGGGTTGCCGAATTTGCCCCGCAATGTGTAATAGAGTGATCCCTTGCCTATGGACTGAAGGGCGGCCTGCGCCGTTTCCTCGTCCTTGTACTTGCCCCGAAACTCCGCCATGTGGTGCTTGCCCGTCATGGCGTAGACAGCCCCGGCAGCGAAGGTGCAGCAATCGTGTTTACCCCAGGCAAAGGGGGTGCGTTGCTTGCCATCCACATAAACAGCAAGACGCTCAGGCCAATCATCTCGCCTCATAGTTTGCCTTTGCGATCTTTCATAAGAGTCTTGCGTGACCCTTTTGTCTGTGATGCATTGCCTTGCCCCCAATTAAGGGGCTTGTCCTGCAAGGCCGCGAGATGCTCAAACCCCCGGTCCCCAGAGAACCGGGATTTCTGGTCCTGGTCGGTTCGCAACCTTTCCGTTGACCTCTCAAGGGTCCGCATCCAAGATTCGCAAAAAAGGACAATGCTCGCGGATTCCTGTCCCCGCTTGGTTTCCGCGTAGTCCATAATACCGCCGAAATATTCCACGGGGTCTGCAATGAGCTGCAAGCCTTCATCGAAAAGCCCAACCCATATCTTCACAGATCGGGACTGATAGTCTTCGGTCAGGATGGTATTGAGGATAGAGCTGTCATTGTAAGACAGGCTTAGTGTCACACCGGAAGCAACTGCTCCCGGCTGTTCTTGGATGGCACTAACCTCGCCAAGTTCACCAACGCCGTCCCATGTCTGGCCGTCCCATCTGACAGAACCAACGCCTGACCACACGCGGATGACCCCGCTTGCGAAGTCCAGTTTAACGAAGAACGCTTTTCGTACTTTTGAGTCCTTGGCTGCCGTATCAAAGGCCGCCGTTACGTCCCGGCTCACGGACGCAAATCCTCAACCGCGACAAAGGACATCATGCCCAGCCGCAGCATGTCGCTGTCCCACTTCACGCGGTCTTCAACCAACCGAAACTTGCCCTTGGGGTTGGTCGTGACAATGGCTGCATTGTCAGCGGGCGATTGCCCTGCACCGATGCCGGGGGAGATGTCTAGCGTTGCGTTACCAGAACCGTCAGAGTCCACATCCGCAACAACCATGCGCAGCAAGCCGCCAACCTCGATCCAGTCACCAGCCCGCAGGATATTTGTTTGCGATGCTGTCCAGCCGTCGGTCACAAGTGTATAGCCAGACTGGTCTGCACCATTCACCAAAGGTGCGCCAGGAGCGCTCCCGCGTGGTGTCGGGGCGTCAGGGTCGTACCCATAGAACGACCCATAAGAACCGCGCAGGGCCATACCAAAGGCTTGCCATGCTGCGATCTGGGCGCGTGTCTTTCGGGGAAGTTGGAACTCAAGGATAAGCAGATCGCCCGCCGCAGATACGGTCTGTGGAACACGGGCAAGGCTCTGTGTCGTGCGGTTGTTGAAATCCGCGCCAACAGAGGACGCCGTAAAGGCTGAATCTGGCAGAGTAAGGGGGAAGGTAATCGTCATGCTAGGAACGCCCCCCCTGTCCGGTGCTGGGCATCACGAACGCCCGCCGCCGCCGCTTTTGCAATGCGGGGTTCTGCCTGCCTGATTTTGGCTTCCACGCTTTCAAGGCCCACGTCGAAGTGCAAATGCTGCACGATGTTCACGCCCTGTGAATTGTCGTTAGATGGCAGCCGGTCATTGGGGACAATGCCACCAGAGGAGCCGGGAACAAAAATTTCTGGGCCTTTCTCACCAACGAGGTAGGGAGTGCCGCCTGTCACCGGGCCGCCCTTGGCCTTGCCGCCGCCGAACAACCCGCTGAATATCCCTCCGCCGCCGCCAAGACCGTCGAAGATTCCATTTATCAGCGGCTTGATCACCTGCAAGCGCATGAACTCGGAGATCATCTCATTGACCGCCTGCTTCACTACATTGCCCATCTGGCCAAATATGTTGCCGGACAGCCAATCAATCTCTGAGAGACGATACTCCAGGTCTTCCATGGCACGGGCCATGGCCCCTTCAAGTGTATCAGCCGTGAGTAAAGCATCTTGCTGCATCCGCGCCATAGCTGCGTTATAGGCGTCTATCCCTATCGCGCCGTTGTTGTATAGTTCGTTGAGCTCATCAACTTGCTGCTGGAGAGCATAGGCGGGGTCAAGGCTGAGACGCAGAGCCTCCGCCTTGTCAGCCAGGGCATCGTTATATGCCTGAATTGCCGCCGCATTCTTATTGTAAATCTCGGCTTCGTAGTTCGTTGCGTGAATGTTATTGACGCCCAACTGAACAAGATCCGCCGCCGTCTCATCGGCTAGGCTATTACCGCCGTCGCCGCCACCCGCAGGGTTGTTCTTGGCAGCACGCAAATCCTCAATACGCGCAATAAGGGTTTCCAACGCTGTAATTTCCGCGTTGATGCTCTCGATCAGGCCATCTTTATTGACCGGCCTTCTGCCGCCAATCTTGAAGTCACCGCTCTCTACACTAGATAAACGAGCGCGTTGCCTTGCCAGTTCCTCGCGTGCCCGGCGCATGGCGATATCGGGGTCTTGTGACTCCAGCGCACCCAAACGTGCCCGGATAGCCCTTGCCCTACGAGCATCAGGATTCTCGCGCCCACCTGTGCCTTGTGGGTTCAGTGTTTTAAGCTCAGCCCGCAGTGCAGCGGCTTCTGCTCGCGCATCCTTCAATGCGCCACCAAACAGGAAGACAGGCTCTGAATCACTGAACGCCGCAGCAATGCCATTTGTGATGTCCGTCAGAACACCCAATAGGTCCGAAGCAACAGGGAGAAGCTGCTCACCAATAGCCACGGCTGCATTCTCAGCCGCTGCGTCCAGCCCCTTCATCTTGTTTGCGAAGCTATCTGATGTCTTGGCCGCGTCCCCCTGGGCATCCTTCGTGCCCTTGAGGATAATGTTATATCGGGCCATCACCTTCTGTTGCTCGCTGGCATCCTTGGCCGCAACACGGAGGCCCATGTTCATCAATTCCTGGTCGAGCGCCGCCTGCGTAATGACCACGCCATACTTCCGCATGGTTTCATGGTTGCCCACCAGAGCAGACTGGAAATCACGAATTGCCTCGTCATCCGCCTGATCGTTAAAGCTGGCCACATCAACAGCCAGCTCCACCATCTGCTTGGACAGGGAGGCCGCTTCATCACGGGCCAGGCCCATCGGCACGAAGGTGTCTTGCAGTGTGGCTGCATATCCCTTCAGGTCATAAACGGAGCGATTAACAGACTCCGCATGTTCTTGTGCCCACGCGTCAACGTCCTTCGCTAAACCCCGGAACACAGTGTTGAACTTGGATTCCATCTCCTCAACGCGGGAGGCGGCATCCGTTGTCCACTTTAGGAAACCAGTCGTACCCCGTGTAACCAGGGCAGCGCCAAGGGCCACACCCATGCGCTTGAAATGACGGCTGATCTGCTCTGTATTCTTCTCAGCTCGCTTGTTGAACTTCGATAGTTCCTTGTCACCCCGCTTCATCTCACGGCGCAACTTTTCCGTGGAGGCGTCAATAACAACTAGCAGTTCTTCAAGTTCTGTTGCCATCAGTCTGCCTTGTAGTCGGGGAATTTATCCATGATTGCCTCGATGCCTTCCTTGGAAGGCAGGTCAGGCTTGGTGCGGGGGGTGTTGGCACGCTCAAAGCCAATGATCGCGGCATTGAGTTCGTGAGGGGTTGCGGCCCAAAACGTAGAAGGCGACCAGCCAAGGCCGCCTAATGCGCTTTCCATCAGTTTCTGGAAGGGGTACTCTTTGAGTTGCTGGCCGCTTTCTGCTTTCCCGGCGACTTGCCGCCCGTCAGGCCGTTCATCACCAGATCACTCACAACGCCCATAAGGTCGATCATGCCCAATTCGGCCATCATCTGACCCAGTTCGTCGTCGTCTGGCAGGTCATCATTGGCTGCTTTTAGGGCCAAAGTGGTAACGATGCACAGATCACGGAACTTGAACTGCTGGCTAACCAGCGCTTCAGGAATGCTGACAAGTGGCATATCAAGGGCATCCTCGATCTGGCACAAGACATCAAAGGTTGGGCGCAGGGCATATGCCTTGCCACCCAACTTGATTGATGATTCTCCCCTTTTCCCGTTCGCCATATTACGACGCAGCTACATAAGCTACGCCACCGGACGAACCCAGCGTGAAGGAGAACTCCTCGACGCCTTCATTCTCACCTGTGACTTCGATGCTGTTCATCTGGAACGCACCTTCAAACCGGTCGCCATGGCCGGAAATCAACTGGTAATGGTCAATCGTGCCATCAAGCGCATTGCTCAGCAGCGTGGCCTTAGTGGCTGCGTTCACGAAGATGCCGCCGCCCGTCATGGACATTGACTTGAGAGAAATACCGTCAAGCATGCGCCGGAAACCTTGATCATCCTTGGTGGAGACATCGACTTCGGTGTTGTCAATTGAAAGGCTCGTGCTTTTGAGGCCCGCCAACTGCGTGGTGGCCGTGACCTTCTTGATCACGCAACTGTCTGCCGCATTAGCAGTCAGCGTGACTGCCGAACCGCCTTCTGTAAGCGAGACCTGGAAGTCATCACTTGCTGTGCTGACCACATAATAGATGCGCCCTTCTTCAAGACCGCCTGGGGCGGTGCCTTCAGAGAAGACAATCTGGTCATTGTCTGTATATGGGTTGGATGATACCGTGATCAAATCGGTTGCGGACGTGACGGTAAAGGCATTGCCTGCCTCAGTCGTCACAGACTTGATCACGAACTCGCGACCTGCTTCTGCCGTCATAATACTCTCCTAGTCGGCTTGGGTTAATACGCGGATGCGTGTGGCCCCGTGGTAAACCTCGGGATCTTCTGGGTCTTGCATGTCTTCTTCGAAGATCACGCGGGTGTTGATAGCCGTGTGGCCATCAAGGGTTAGTGTCTGGTGGTGCAGCGCCGTGCGGACTTGCTCCATCAGGTCAAGGCACGGCTTTGACCCCGCCCCGCTCGTCCATGAATGGATGGTCAGGGTGATATCCTTGCCGTCTGTTGTCTTGGTGTCGTATGGGGCCGATGTCTTGGCCCCGAGTTCCACATAGGGATAGCCCGTGCCCTGCGGCACATGGTCGTGCACAGGGGTCGGTGTACAGACCGCCTTCAATGCTGCGAGTACCGCCTTGAGAACGGCAGCCTCGGCACTAGCCACCTAGAGCCACCTTTGTCAGTGTGGCGTCAATTTCTTTCTTCAGCTTCACCTTGGCCTTGGGCCGCACCACTTCAAAGGCTGGGGTCAGGAAGGGCTGCGCGGGCATCTTGGATGTGCCCAGTTCAATGAACTTCCCGTAATACGCTTTCCTCTTCGCGGCCTTGGTTCGCACACCCACCTTGGCAGACATGCCGTCCCGCGATACCTGCCGGGTCAGCTTTTTCTTCAGGGTGCCTGTATCAACCGGCACACGGGACTTGGCCTCGGCCAGTATCTCGTCTGCAACCTCGGTCATGGCATCCTTGATGCCCTGCCGTGCCTCTGGCTCCAGGCGCTTGATCTTCTTTCGGAGGCTCGACATGCGGGCATAACCCCGCGCTCGCCCTCTGCTTTTCTTAGCCATTAGGCCTTAACTCCGAGACGTTCATTTCAAGCCACCGCCTGCGCCCGTCCGGGTCTACAGGGGGTTCCGTTACTTCAAGGGTCTTGCTGCCCCACAACAGAGTGGTAGAGGCGGTTACGTCGGTTCTGTAGCGCATTGTCAGACGCCATCTTGCCTCTGTCTGCATCTGGGCCGCCCGAAGGCGCTCCGACCCTCGGAGAGGTAAAATACGGGCCGATACGGTATCGCCCGCGACAACTGTTTCCGTCCATTCGCCGTAGTCGTCCTCAACGCGGCTGATTGACTGGATCGTCACACGCTCTCGCATCTCCCCGATCCGCATCAGTGGACCTTGTACTTGGCAAAGATGGCCTCAAGGGAGAACGGCACCTTGGCAACTGTTGTGCCGGTAATGATCGGCTCGCGGGTCTCGTGCCAGTGCGCCACCAAATGAAGCAGGCCCACCTGCAAATCACGGGGGATGTCGTTCCAACTGGAACCAAACCCGGCCACAAAGCGCACCCTTACAGCATTTGCCTCCGTTCTCAACGTAGGCCATGACACACCATAGGCACGGTCAACACGCCCCGGCGCAACATCACTAATCAGCGTGTACTGATCAGCGGCCAAAGTCTGCTCATCGCCCGCCGTGTCGATGTATTTCACCGATGTTACAGATTGCACCTTTGACCGTGGCAGCCGAAGACAATGGTCAACAGGCCATGCGTCCCAAGTGGCGTCATACGTCTCATTCAGCAGGCTACGGGCTG